AAAACAACAAGCATCAGGTTTATTAGAAAAAACAGATTGGCATAATCATAAAGCATTAGATGATGATACATACACGATTCCTGAAAATGTAAAAACTTATAGAGCAGATGTTAGAGCAAAATCAAATGAGATGGAAACTCAAATAGATGCTTGTACTAATGTTGATGAACTAAAAGCATTATACGAATACACAGAACAAGAAGATGGAACTCGAACAAGACCACTAGCAGAATTTCCAGAGGAGATTTAATGCCTTTAATACTTGGAACAAACTCCATAAAAGATACAGGATATAATGTAGCTAACTCATTAAGATTTAATAGTGGAAGTTCAGATAGTTTAGACAGAACAGTATCAAGCAGTCCTACTAATCCTGATAAATTTACAATATCTGTGTGGGTCAAAAGATCAAAATTAGGTTCTGAACAAGCTATAATTGGTCAATACTCTAGTTCTAATTTTAGAGCAAAAATAGATTTTTTAGCTGACGATAGAATTGAATATATACAAAAAAATGATGGAAACACATCAGCAAACATAATAACTACCAGAAAATTTAGAGACCCATCAGCATGGATACACATTGTTTTTCAATATGATTCTACACAAGGCACAGATTCAAATAGAATAAAATTATATTTTAATGGAACACAAGAAACAAGTTTTGATACTACAAGTTATCCAGCACAAAATTTAGATGGAAAATTAAATCAAGCATCAGTGCCTTTAGATATAGGTCAAGATGGAAATAGTAGTATATATTTTTCTGGATATATGGCAGAATTTGTACTTGTTGACGGTCAAGCATTAGACCCAACTTCATTTGGAGAATTTAATTCCGATAGTCCTACAATATGGCAACCAATAGATGTATCAGGATTAACATTTGGAGATGATGGATTTTATTTAGACTTTGAAAACTCTAGTAGTTTAGGTGCAGATGTATCAGGAAATGGAAATAACTTTACTGTAAATAATTTAACAAGCATAGATCAATCTACTGATACCTGTACAAATAATTTTGCAACATTAAATCCTTTAAATCCAATAGTGCATGATTTTGAAGAGGGTAATTTAAGAATAGATGGTACTACTACTAATTGGGATAGTGCTTTTTCAACAATAGGTGCTTCAAGTGGTAAATGGTATTTTGAGATGAAGTTTTTAGCATTAGAAGGTGGTTTAAGAAGAGCATCAATAGGAGTTGTTGATGCTAGAGATCAAACACTTATGGCAACAAATGAAGTTGGATATAATATAACAGGAACAGTTGGGGATAGTGTTGGATATAATGGAAATGGCTCTAATAATGTAAAAAAAAATGATTCAGCAGAATATTCAGGAACTAATTGGAATGTAGATGACATAATTTGTATGGCAGTAGATTTAGATAATGGTGCTATATATTTTAGAGTTAATGGAAGTGCTTGGTTAAATTCTGGTGATCCTACTTCTGGTTCATCAAAAACAGGTGCAGTCACTATTACAGTTGGCGAAACTTATGTATTTGGTGGTACAGCTTATGGGTCATCAACAGAATGGCAATTTAATTTTGGTTCTCCATCTTATAGTGAAAGTGGGGGAAATTCAGATGGTAATGGCTATGGAAATTTTAACCAATCTGTGCCATCAGGATACTACTCACTCAATAGCAAAAATTTAGCAGAATATGGATAGGATATTATTATGAGTTATACAAATGGTCTCGATAAACCAACAGATTATTTTAATACTAAACTTTATACAGGTACAAGTGCATCTAATTCAATAACTGGTGTTGGATTCCAACCAGATTTAGTTTGGATTAAAAGTAGATCAGTAATAAGAGATCATGTTTTAACAGATTCTGTTAGAGGAATTGCATCACAAATACATTCTAATACTTCTGATGCAGAAAGTACATATACTAATGATGTAACTTCTTTTGATAGTGATGGATTTACAGTTTTAACTGATAGTGATGTTAATGGAAATACTTTTACATACGCATCATGGAATTGGTTAGCTGGTGGCACAGCACCAGCAATAACATATTCAGTAAAAGTAGTTTCAGATAGTGGAAACAAATATAGATTTGATGACTTTGGAACAAGTGCTGTCACTTTAGATTTACAAGAGGGTGGTACTTACACATTCGATCAATCAGATAGTTCTAACTCTGGACACCCATTAAGATTTTCTACAACATCAGATGGAACTCATGGTGGTGGAAGTGAATATACTACAAATGTCACAACAACAGGAACTCCAGGAAGTGCTGGTGCTAAAACTGTAATCACAGTTGCTAGTGGTACTGCAACACTTTACTATTATTGTTCAGTTCACTCTGGTATGGGTGGACAAGCAAACACAAACTCAACATTTGGTTCATCAAATTTTAATGGTAGTATTCAATCAACTGTTTCTGCAAATACTACTGCTGGATTTAGTATTGTAAATTGGACAGGAAGTTCAAGTGCATCTGTGCAAACGATAGGACATGGTTTAGGAACAACTCCACATTGGATTTTAAGTAAAAACAGGGGTAGTGGTAGTTCAATTACTGCTTGGATAAACTATCATCATAAAATAGATGCTTCTGCACCTGAAGATTATACTATTTATTTAAACAACAGTGATGCAAGAGTAGATAATCCTGTTTTTGGAGATACGGCACCTACAAGCACTGTGTTTTCATTTAACACAGGAACAGATGATCAAAATTATATTTCATATTGTTTTACAGAAAAAAAAGGTTTTTCTAAATTTGGAAACTACGTAGGAAATGGAGATGCTGATGGACCCTATGTACACTTAGGCTTTCGTCCAGCTATGGTTATAATAAAAAATACAACAAATTCAAATGACTGGGTAATATTAGATAATAAAAGAAACACATTTAATCTTACTGATAAAACTTTATTTCCTGATTTAAATGTTGTTGAAGATACAACAAGTGCTAATATGGACTTTTTATCAAATGGTTTTAAAATAAGAGATACAAGAGGAGCTGATAATACTTCTTCAAGTGTGTATATCTACATGGCTTTCGCAGAAGCACCATTCGTAAATTCTAATGGTGTACCAAATAACGCAAGATAGGAATTAATTATGCAACTTTCAAAACATTTTACATTATCAGAGATGGAAAAATCTCAAACAGCTACAAGAAAAGGTATATCTAATAAAGCTGGGTCAGGAGAAATAAAAAATTTAACTGATTTATGCTATGAAGTATTAGAGCCTGTACGAGCAAAGTTTGACAAACCAATTATTATTACTTCAGGTTATAGAAGCCCTGAACTATGCGAAGCAATAGGAAGTAAAGCAACATCACAACACGCAAAAGGACAAGCAGTAGATTTTGAAATAGCTGGTGTGTCTAATTTGCAAGTAGCTTTATGGATTCAAAACAACTGTAATTTTGACCAACTTATATTAGAGTTTTGGAAAGCTGAAGATAAAGAC